CATACCCAGACGACCCAGCAAAACAACTAGAAGTTTTTAGAAGTTTTGCTACTGGTTCAATGTTTACAGACCCAACATCTCCATTCTTTGGAAACACAGGGTTGCAGGAAGCATTTACCAGAACACAAGATGTTGGTGGTGTTTTAACAAGTGGGCAGAATAATTCGCAGGCAGCATTTAATACACTTGCTTCTGGTTATGGCTCAAAAATAGGAACACCAGGAATAGCTGGATTGTTAAATATTGGAGGAGCTCAATTTGCAAGAGGCGATATTGCAGGGAACGTACTTACTGAAAGAATTGCTGAATCAATAACGGGCGGAACATTCAACCAAACAGGTTTTGAAACATTTCTAAAAACTGGAGATATGTCAAATATAAACAATGCTGCAGAAATAATGAAAAAACTCGAAGAGTACGGTATTAAATTCCAAGCAGGTGACGCAACAGCGCTTCAGACTCAAAACAATCTTGAAGCAGCAATACTTTCTGGAAGTCTTGACAAAGTCGCAACAGAACTACACCAACAGTTCCTTGATGCTATAGCAAGTGGATTTGATGCAAGTCCAGAATGGTGGGAAACACAACCACAGTGGTGGAGAGAGATGATTAACTCTGGTTTTGTTAAACCAGGAGACACAAGCAGCCCTAGACGTGGAGGTATTGGAGATACATCTACCTCAAAAAATCTAAGAAGAACACTTTCTTCACATGCAAAATTTGACTCAGCTCTTACTGGTTCAAGGAATGTAACAAGCTCATTTAGAACCTTTGGTCTTGGCTCACCCAGTTCCGACCATGCAGCCGGTAGGGCATACGACCTGACTGGTCAAAACCTTGGGCAGTACGCAAAAATGGTTTCTGATTCTGGTGGTTTTGCTGAATTCCATGGGGCTGGTGGCTCAAGACATTTGCATGTAGTCCCACCACTCGGTGACACAAGAGTTACAAGAGCCTCCTCTGGAATGGGTGGTTCATCAGGTGGAGGTGGAGTCTCTACCGCCCCAGTGACAGTAAATGTTTATGGAGCAGAAAGTCAGTCACCACAAGAAATTGCCAGACAGGTTATTTATGAAATTGAAAAAGCTCAGCGCAACTTTAGAGAAAGGTATTAACTATGGTTATTTCTAGACCTAGACGTGCACTCTATACTTCAATTTCAGTTGGCAAGAGACTACCGTCAAAGACAGTTCCGCAAAAAACTTTAATAAGGTCAATGCGTCAAAAAAATCAAGACGCAGTTAAAGCACTTTATTATGAATTTCATTTTGGAATATCAACATTTACCCATGATTCAAGCGGTGTTCTTTATACAGAAATACCGCGGCCGCTCAATACGCCTTTAGTTGACCCTACTTCTCAAAAGCTAGAAAGATGCAGTTTTGAATTTTTGATAGCGCTCCCATATGACTCACTTGAAGGTTCGGTCGATTCACACATAGCCCTATTGCAAGATTTTGCAAATGAGGCAATTCCCGTAAGCTTTACAAATGTTCATTCAGCTTTGAGCTCAAGGGATTGGAATATTGACTCGGTTACTTTTCAAATAACTCGTGTTAACAATTCCGGAAACGCTACTGCTGTTACTTGTAATATCTCTTTAGTTGAGTATGCTGCAAGAAGTGAAAGATTTGTAGAGCTGCCAAAATTTACTTACGCAATACCAAAGGGAGCTGGTTTAAGCAGCACTTCAGGAACTGGGGGGCCGACGGGCAACATTGGGCAAACTGGTGTGATTACGGCAATTCAAGGAATCCAAAACAAATATGTTCAAGTCACAACCCAAACCCCACACAATCTTTTGACTAACACAAAAGTAAAAATTTCTCTGTCTCCGGGTCTGCCTTCTTTTATAAAACAACTTTATGTTCCAGAGACTGTTTACCAAATAAGAGTAAGTGCATCAACTCCAACAAAGTTCACCTACGAAAAAAACGGCTCTGGAAGCATCACTGAATACCCATTGAGTGCAGGACAAGGAATATACATTGTAACTTCGGCGGTAGAAAAAGCAGCCATATGGATTCCTACTCCAAGTTCCTACCTATCTAATTTAACTGATAAACCACCAGTGACATCAAATACACAGGAGAACGCACCCGTTAGCGCTGGACCTCGTATTATAAATAATCCAGATAACAAGGTGGCTTATTTGGAATCAAACCCATTCCTTCCAGATACGGGTGGAGTTTCAGTAGACACTAACCAACTAGCAAGTATTAAGCAATATTTATACGACTTGCGAAATTCGGGTTATTTATTTGAATTAAAACAATCTGACCGAGAATTGTTCCTTAGTGAAGTTGTGAATACAAGCTCAACCAGTTATCAAAAAGCGGTTTCCTACTTGGTCAAAGTTGCCGCAGATGGCGGCGACCCAAAAAAAATTACCCCTATTGAGATACTCCGAAATATAGGATAGAAATGCCACAATCAATATATGAAGGATACCCTTCAGACCCAGAGCCGATTATTGCCGGGAACATCAATGTTCTTGCTAGGCCCCAGGTCAGAACTCGTCCAAAAGCAGACGGAACAATTGTTATTGACCCTAACGGTCCGGATGTATCAACACTCATAACGGCAACATTAAAAAAAAGAATAGATAAAGAAACTCGTTACATAAACCTTCCTTTATTAAGCGCTGATGGAAGAACTGTTTATACCGAGGAACAGGCATGGGCCCAATACCTAAAAGACGGTTTGCACTTAGGTATATTTGAAGATAAAAAAATACCTTACAAATCCCCAATAACCGGAGCGGTAAAATTACAATTAATTGCCGTAACAGCAGCAGAAAAACTTTCAGAGCTAGAACAACTTAGAACAAATGTTTTAAAAAAGTTAAATAACTCTACTTATGACAGCCGTAATTATCAAATATCAAACAGGACCGACATTAACGACATTATGTCGGTGTTTAGTATAACTGGGCTCAGACAAGTTGAATCAGAAACTCTTGCCAAAAGAATGATTTCGCTCACGGTGAGTTATTCAGACAAAGCATCAACAGAAATCTCAGCGCAATATCTTGATACTGATTACAGCATTATATCCAGTAGATATTTTGATTTAAGAAGAGATGTTATATACAGGGGAAGAGCTTTTGAGGTTGGTGAAGTATCAACCGCTCCTGGCTCGGGTGGGTCTCCGGTGGTAAATGTCAGGTGTTGGCCAAAAAATGTTCAGTTGATGAAAAGAGATAAAAAACCAGAATTAATTGCTGGAACAAATGGTTTTGAATATGCGCAGTCTATCGCTAGAAAATATGGCATGCCTTTTTATGGTCAAAAAACAGGGAAGCAGCAAGCCTTGTTTAAGGCAAGAACATCTAGCGGTGCTGACAGTTCTGTTTGGACGGTTTTGACTGGAGCAGCTAGCACAAATCAATATCAACTATTTGAAGTTGATGGTCAGCTTATATACGGTTCAATGCAATGGATGCTTTGGAGATTTGGTTTATCTTCGAAACAATCCATAAAAAACAAAACTCAACAATACATAGATTTAGTTTACGACCCAAGCAAGCCAAACAACGGAGCTGTTGACACCGAAGTAGAGACAACTGTATATTCATATTTGCCAGGCAGTGGAGGTCCTTCATCACTGCTGTGGAGTATTGGTGAAATAGTTGAAGAAAAAGTTATAACAAAAATTGAGTCAAAAGCTTTTGAGCTCACAACATGGCCAGAAATAAGAAGGTCAGAAAATGATGGCCTAGAGGGGGATGGTACGGCTACATTAAAATCCCCAAATGGAAGATTGATACGACCAGGGCACACGGTTTATTTTTCGGGCATGCCAGAGTTCTTTAAAGGTGGATACATAGTGAGCGGTGTTTCATTTTCTGAATTTGACTCTCAACCCGTGCAGATAAATTTCAATACTCCACAAAAACCAAAAGACCAGAAAAAACCAACAGAGTAGGCAAAATGTTAGTCCCTTCATCTCCTCGTTACTCGACCTCAAACCCATCAAAAGCAAGCAGTTCGCCACTGATACCAAACAGCGTCTTCGTTGGAAAAGTGGTAAGAATAAGCGGCGGAGTATTTGTTAACGTTCCAAAACTTGCTCAGAACCAAATATTTGGACCGTGTAAGGTTTTTTCAAAATATCCATCCATTGGAGACAGTGTATTGATTGGTTTTCTAGACGGAGCCCAAACTGAAATTGCCGTATTTGGGGCTCAGTCAACAAATAAAAGAATATCTGGTGTGGATGAGCCGGTGCTCGCTTCAGATGCAGCGACAAAAAAATATGTAGATGATGAGATACTTGAGCTTAAAGCTTGGGTTCAAGCAAATTTTGATTAATGGTGGGAGAATGTATATATGCCGATGTTAAAATTTCCACTGTCATTTGACCAGTCTGGAAGAGCGGAAATAATATCCGACTCTGATACTGCCCAATTTGACCAGGTTATAGCCCTAACCATGCGAACACAGCCTGGTGAGCACCCGCTTGCGCCTGCATATGGGACAATTGACCCAACATTTGAAAGCGGCGAGCCTCAGGGATTTAGACAATCCATCAATGCTTTTTGGCCAGAGATAATCATAACCTCGATTGACAGGGGAAGACCGGATTCAAATGGTTCGGATAGAATAAATGTCTCTTATGAATTGTAGGACAAATGCCTTCACCTGATTTTAGTACATATATAAATTTTACTGGTTTTGACGAGCAACCAGCATCCGTGTATCAGGAAGCTGTCGCCTATGCGCAAACAGCGTTACCTGAATTTAACCCAAGACCAGGGACTATTGAAGATGCACTCCTACAGGCAGGCTCATATGTCGGCTCCCTTGCGATTGGCGCAATTAACAGACTACCTAACGGATTGGTTGAAGGCATTCTAAAGATAATGGGTGTTACCAGAATTGAATCTACAGCTGGAACCGTTGATGCTGATATTGAATTTTTTGACGCAGGACAGACGGTTGATGCTGGAACAGTTTTTGTTTACGACTACTTTGACGGTTCGCAAGTTATACAGCTTCCATTTGTTTTGAATACGGCGGCTACTGCCGAAGCGGCAGAAACAACAATTTCTGTTACTTTAACATCGTTGATAAATGGGGTAATACCTTCAATATCTGTAGGAACTCAGTTTTTGCCAGCCTCCCCAAGCGCAATCATATTCTCTTGCACAACAACATCGGTTGTAACTCAAGGAGACAGCAGCGAAACAGACACGCAGTTCCTTAACAGGGCAGCTACATATCTGCAATCACTAAGCTCAACCCTAAATACTGCAACACAGATTGAAAACTATGTTCTGTTAAATTATCCAAATGTAAAAAGATGCAAGGTTTATGACCTAGTTAAACCAACTGCATTTACTGCAACATCCGCTAGTGCTTATCATTTTGGTACATCAGCAAGTGCGTATGTCAATCAAGCTTTTGCGTCATCCGCATCTGCCCATCCAGGAACAACGTATCGAATGATAACTCCAGAATTTTATGGAGACTCAACATACTCAGATATATTTCCAAGTGGTGTTTACACAACAACGACAAACGGTCTATCGCTTAATAGCGCACAATCCCTATTGACATATACCGACAATATTTCGGCCTCTGCAATGTCCGGAAATCTAGTAGATGTCGTGATGATGGATACGCTTCTGTCAAGCTATACTGAAAACAATCCAGAACCAGGGTACTTCGCAATTTTTGTACTTGGCGAAGACGGACTCCCAGTTGGAAGAACTACAAAAAATTTAATTAAATCAGACATTACAGACCGCGTCGTAGCTGGTTTAATTTTTGATGTTATTGACGCATCTGTATTTTATTTGAATATTCAGGTGACCATAGCTGTGCGTGCTGGTTACAACTCAACAACAGTTTCTTCTGACTTAAAAACAGAACTTGAATCTTATGTTTCACCGGACCAATGGCCACAATTTGACTCATCAATTAGAATTTTTGACCTAGTTGGAAGGTCGCTGTCTGTTGAAGGGGTTCAGTATGTTTCAAGCTTTTCCACATCGGTGACTTCTTACCCAGACGCCCCATATGGGAATAATCTTCTGGTTCAAGAAATTTCAAGCGGAACAGCTATTACTTCGTATGACTCAATATACGCAGGAAGTTTGCCTCAGGCGATAGTTGAAGTAGTTGTTCTGTAATGGCAGCAGTTTTTAATCGTCTAACAGGGGCTGCTTCAACACTGTCCACTCTTGGAGATTCGGGTGAGTGGTATATATCTGGGGCTTCGTATGACAATCTTTCAGTTTCCGACCTTAGAACAAGTAGTGAATTTAAGCAAATAAAGATTACGCCAACTGCAAGTGCTTGCTATATAAGCATTGACGCGGTTGCAATGGACATATCTGATTACCAACATGCAGCCCAGTTGACATTTGGCGCAAACATGCCAGCTGGCGGTAAAATTAATATAAAAATATTTGACGACGGTAGCTCAATTGAGTCTTTTGGTCTTACAAATTTTGAGATTCCTCCGGCAACAAGTTCTTTGTATTCTAGCTCTCTGGAAAATCCAGCTTGGAGAGTCTATAGAACAAACGAAATGTATGCTCCAAGTTACAACGGTGGGCATCCAGTTGTTTCGATTGAAATAGAATTCATACCAAACAATCAGTCGCAGGATTTGTATTTTACAAGTCCAGTGCTATGCACTTCTTCTGACGCTGGGAGATTCAGTGAAGTGTTTCTTCAGATGTCCAGGTATATCCCAACAGAGTATCTTGATACTGAGCAAATTCAACAAAACCCAGATTTTGCATTACAGCGTTTCAGTGATGTTGCGTTTGAGGGTCTTGATAGAGCGCTAAAGCAGTCTTTTTCTTTTCAGTATTACGATATATCTGAAGGTTATGACGAAAGCGACGACAGAACAAAGAGTTATCTTGTAAACCCTGATGTGGCTGAACTAGATGAACTTAAATGGCTTGCTCAATTTGTTGGTACAGAACCAATATCAAAACTTGAATCAAGTGCTGACCCATCTGACCCATTTATCCTTGGAGAGACCGAGGGTGATGGGGGAAGCACGCTAAATGGTGGAGATGCCTTAAGATTTACAACATCTGCGCTTCTTGAACCTCCACAAAACACGGCAGAACTGCAAACAGAATTCCTGCAGTGGCAGGCTGCAAATGGTTACTACGGCATTAATGCTGGCTCGATTTCAGCAGTTGAAGAGTCGGTGAAGAGATTGATGATTGGCGCACAAGAGGTTTCAATCACTCTCCAACACCAGGGGCCTTTTACTGTTCTGATTGAGACTCCATGGGAGCAAACATATGGAGCTTCAGTAGAAAAGGTTGGAGAATCTTTAGATGTTATAAATGAAGCAATTTCTTATGCAAAGCCTATCGGAGTACAAATAACACATGTATTAACATAAGGGGAAACATGGAAGAAGATGAGAGTAAAAACATAAAAAACGATTTTGACTCTTTTGTCAGAGATGCGCTCCCAAACAAACTTGTATCAAATTTTGTAATCGTTGCCGAAATAATTAGTGAATCTGGAAGCGAGCTTTCAATATCTTGTTCAAACTCAATGACCCCATGGCTTGCCTCAGGGATGCTGAGGGCCGCAGAGGACATGGTTTTGAGTGGAGAGAACAGCTTCATGGATGAAGGTTTTGGCGAGGATGAGGAGTAAACATTAAAAGTTTTTTAAAAACATTACCTTAAGGGTTCCATTTGTGTCAAGGCAAATAGCCTAAACTTTGATGGGTGTACATCTAGGAGAGTATGTCAATGATTGCAGGAATTTACAATATGACGTGTGAACAGGGTTCTACGTTCCTTCGTGTTTTTAAAATAGAGCAACCAGACCTAATAGCTGACCCCACAGGGAACACTTTTGAAAATTATGACCTATCTGGTCATTCTGCCAGAATGCAAATACGGAGAACAATTGACTCAGACACAACAATTGTCAACATTAATTCGTTTTCTGCAAGCGCTCCGGGCAGGCTTGAAATAAATCCCGCCTCAGCAAATAACCAGATTCACGTATTCTTGAGCGATGCAGTTACGGCATCAATTACAACCAGTGGCGTCTACGACCTCGAGGTTATTGCTGCGGATGGTTTTGTTTCAAAAGTGGTTAGAGGCACCTTTACCCTTATCCCAGAGGTTACCAAGTGAGTAACACCCCAAATAATGTCATAATTTTTGATGACATTCCCAATCTTGTCAATGTAACGCAAGACGGTGTAAATCAGATAAATGTCCACGAGGACACTCCTAACGCTGTAATTGTCAACCAAGACGCCCCAAATAATGTCCAGGTTCGACTTGCTGCGATGGGCGGCAATGCGCGTAGACATGTTCACACCCAACAAGCTGCATCATCAACTTGGGTTATTAATCACACTCTTGGTGGAAAACCATCAGTAACAGTGGTTGATTCTGCCCAAACCAACGTTACTGGTGAAGTACAATATACTGGTAGCACAGATTCCCAGGTGACGGTGTTTTTTACTGCACCTTTCTCTGGTTACGCCTATTTGACATAAGGCAGGAAAAATGGCACAAAAATTTCTAACTAATATTGACCTCAATCAGAATCAACTGATTAAAGGTACTTTTGAAGTACTCGCCACCGACCCGAGCACCGACCTATTTGATGGTCGCCTGATATTCAATAGCACCGAAGGTGTAATTAAGGTTTACGACGTAACCGCCTCTGCTTGGCGAAAGATGATTTCTGGCGTAACCGCTGCTGGAGACCACGCTACTTCGCTGACAATAAATGAATCCAATGGCGCTATAACGATTACTCCGAACCTAGCCAACTCGGCTAGTGCTGGATTGATGTCGGCTTCGGACTTCACGAAGCTCGGAGATTCCACCCCAGACGCGACCGCTAACAAAATTGTTCAGCGTGACGCTAATGGTAATGCAAAAGTTGCCGACCCAACAGATAATGCCCACATTGCCACCAAAGGTTATGTAGACGCTGCTCGTCAAGGTCTTGATGTTAAGGCATCAGTAAGAGTCGCCTCCGTTGCTCCAGTGGCAATCGCTTCGGCTCTTGAAGCAGGCGACGTAATTGATGGAGTCACACTTGTTGCTGGTGACCGTGTTCTCCTCAAAGACCAGAGCACAGCATCTGAAAACGGTATTTATGTAGCGGTTGCTTCTGGTGCCGCCTCTCGCGCAACTGATGCCGATACATCAGCAAAAGTTACGACAGGAATGTTCACCTTCGTTGCTGAAGGTACAGTAAACGGAGACAACGGTTTTGTTCTTACAACAAACGACACGATTACTCTTGGAACAACAGGGCTAACATTCGTTCAGTTCTCAGGTGCTGGTCAAGTCATTGCTGGCGCTGGTCTCACAAAGAGCGGAAACACACTTGATGTAGTTGGTACAGCAGACCGCATCACAGTTAATGTTGATTCTGTAGATATTGCTTCTACATATGTTGGTCAGTCAACTATCACAACCCTTGGCACGATTACAACTGGTATTTGGAACGGTACAGATGTTGCTGTTGCAGACGGTGGTACTGGTGCAAGCGACGCGGCAAGTGCCCGCACGAACCTCGGTATCAAAACAACGGCTGGTGCGGTCACAACAAGCACCTCAAAACTTGCCCGCGTAGCAAGTCAAGGATGTGCGGCTAACGCTTCTGGAACCTCTACGACAACAGTAACCCACAACTTTGACACGCTTGATGTGAGCGTACAGATTGTTGAAGTCTCTAGCGGAGCAACAGTGTTTGGTGATGTCGTCCGTAACAATGCCGACACCGTAACAGTAACGCTTCTTGGCGCAAGCATTCAAGCAAACGATTACAGAATCGTTGTAACGGGCTAAATTTAAAACATAGATTAGCCTTGAGGGGCTAGCCGAACTAAAAGAAACGATTGAGGTCGTGGCTCAGAAATTCATAGTTCCTATAACCGTTCGCCAACTTGCTTCCGCTGGCTCCGATGCGTTTACTATCTATGTAGACCAAGACGTTTATTCACGAATCCAAATACAAGCTGGTGGCCGTATTGTTTGGGGTTCTGGTGATGCCGCCCTAGACACGAATCTTTACAGAGATTCTGCGAATGTCCTAAAGACAGACG